GCTTAACGTAGTCGAGACCTAGCCAACGCCCTGTTTTGGCGTCTGGGAGCATCCATTGCATCATGACGTTATCGAAGTCGTCTTTTTGCTTGAGGAAGGTCATTTTCTGCGTTTCAGGGGCTTGTCCGTTGATATGCATCAACCCATCGCTTTCGCCCTTTAAGAAAAAAGGTCCGCATTGAGTGGCAGAAAAAGCTCCGCAGGAATAAAACACCCCAAAGACCAAAAATATTCCTAATTTTTTCATCAGCCAACCTTGTTTAAAGTGCTCAGGCTTTGCAGTTCTCTAGCCCCTTTCGCCAGACACAGCAGGTCCATATACCACGCCTGCCCGCGAGTATCGCCAGTATAGTCAATGCTGCCGACAATGTAATCACCGTCGGTATTGATTGCCGCCAGCTGCGACCCGGGAAGCCCATCGACATAGATGTTACCGTCTGTGGTACTTTCGCCTAATAGACCTGGTGACTGACCAACCTGATCATTACCGAGAGCCTGACGATATACAGAAGCCTGATCCAGCCTGATAAGCCCCCCAAGCTTAATATTCGGGTTTATCAGACAGCGCACATTTACCCCGGCGCCCATCGTCTGCTGAGGCATACCGATCAGGCCCGTATTGGCGTTCAGCACAATCGCTTCCTGTATGTACTTATCATCAGGAACGATATGCACCTGGTTGTTTTCGTACCACCAGTTAGCCTTGCACTGCCCTGCAAGGCTGTACATAAGGCGTCCAGTGTTCTGATAAATAGTGCGGCCGCGGGGGAATACAGTTGGACCAAAATCCGGCCTGCTTCCCTCTGTAATGCCATAAGGGCTAAGGGACTGCATACCCAAATCAAACAGGTCAGCATGCTTCCAGCCTGCCGACACTGTCGTTTTCACGCTGGCGTTGAGATGCCCCTCCCAGCCATCAATACACTGGATAAGCACCCAACTATCGGTGACGTTATCTTTGCCGGTGACGGTAAAGCGAATATCACCGTTAAAGATGATCCCCACATTTTTATCAGGATAGTTGCCGCTGCTATCTGCTGTGCCGTTATACCCGGCAATAGCCCTTACACGAGTAAACTCTTTACCCATGATCCGGTTTTGAGTCTCCGGCGACAGATTGTAGATTTTGAAGTTACCGACGAATCCGTTAAAGATAGTCGCGGGCATCTTCTGGATATTAAACGTCACCTTAAAATCCGACAGCGAAATCCCATCACCCTTATCATCAATAAGCTGCAGCTCAAAGTGCCGCATCCAGTTCTGAGACATAATCACTCCGTTACTGCGTAGAGATGGCTTTTAATGCCGAGGTCTGTTTGGGTTGGATTATCATTTGCCGGGTCGTCGCAATTGACATAGAGCGAAAAGCCAAGCCCGAGATAGCGATACTGCGCCAACAGGTTGGCGCCGGTGATAAGCGGGATCCCCTTTATCAGGTCGGCCCCGGTACTGTCCATGATATCCAGACACCAGAAAGCAGCACGCCAGGTGACAGCCATTTGCAGACTTTGACCTGCCACAGATATGGAGAATCGCTGGTTTTCTGGTGACAGAGGGATTTCTGAAACAGCCATTTAACCTCCCGAGATGAAGCCGACAAACCGGCTTAGTAGCGACTCATCTTTCGGAGTCGGCGTCTTTACTCCTGAATTTTGCACCGCTGACGTGTTTACCCCCTCTTTCATATTTTCCTTCGCTGCCACGCTGACTGTCTGCGTTTGGCTGGTGATTATTTCCCTCAGTGTAACTGTCGCCATCAGTACGTTTTCGCTGGTACGTTCGGTCGTCACATCCAGAGAGCGGATCACCATATTGGTATAAAGACGTTTCCCGGTGGTCACATCAAGCAATTGCCTTTCCTGCTGCATTTTGAGCAGCTCAGCATAGACTTCCTTAGGCCCCATGTTGTTAAGGGGCGTAGACAGCCCGATGCCTGCTGTATCATAAAAATCCAGCAAGGAACCACCACCAGCAAAGCCTATCTCCATAACGACTTCTGACGGGCGCCGATACGCATGGTCTGCAATGAACCCTGTGCCTGCGCTTGTAGGCCTTTCAACTGGATGCTCTGTCACCTCCAGAGCATCGCTATGACGCTCTGAAACCACCACATCGGGTATCATCAGACCAATACGGCGGCTCCGCTGCTGGAAAATGGTTGAAAGAATATCCATCAGCTCGGCCCCCGGGTTAGTTGCTGGGTAGCGCGTGCATTAACGTTGCCCTGGCTTTCAGAGACGATTTTCCCCGCCTCTCTCGGATCGCTGACACCAGAAATGTTGATAACGGTATTCTGGTTCAATGTCGCCCCAGCCCCCGGCATATTGCTCAACACTTTCGGGATATATTGCCTGGTTTCCTGCGGCATCAGCGCCATGCCGTACTTCTGCACATTACCGATGCCCCAGTTATAGGAGGCCAGAGTTTTATTCAGATCACCGCCGTTCTTCTGCAGGAGCATCGAAAGATATCGCGCCGCTGCTTCCGCTGACTTGATCGGGTCGAAGACATCATTCCCGCGTAGCCCCATATCCCGAGCGGTTCCAGGCATAAACTGGAACAATCCCTGTGCGCCAGCACCAGAAACAGCGAACTGGTTACCGCCAGACTCTGTAAGGGCTACGCTACGCAGCAGGCCCGCAGGGAGGTTGTACAGCGCTTCCAGCTTACCCATCATCGGAGCCATCCAGCCCAGCAACTGAGCGCCTGCTTTAGTGGCCTGAGGTCGTTTAACAGACTGCCCGTATTGAGTAGCGTCAGCGCCAAACCAGCCAGTAACGGCTTGACCAATACTGCGAGGGTCAAACCCGGTTTTATTCTGAATCCAGTCCGCAGCTCTATTGGCGCTGTCTGTCACCGCGTTTGATGGTGTCGGCTCGCCGCCCTGATTCAGCAGCTGTCTGGCGTAAGCTGCCGCGTCTGACCAGCGACCTTCATCAATCGCATTGAGAAGCTTGCCTATGGTATCCAGCATCTTGTTCAGCTCATTGAACTGCTTCTTCAGACTGTCGAATTCGAACTTAATCGACCATGTTTTAGGGTCGATACCGAAAAGCTTAATCAGCTCATCTTTAAGGCGCTTCACACCAGTCCATAGTTTTTCAATGGCGTTAAGCGCCAGAGTTATCGCCGGTTCCCACGACTTCCAGTCGATGAGGCTTTTACCGCCTTCCTTCCAGGTCTTGTAATCGTCGTACAGCACCAGGATGGCGCCTGCGAGCGCCAGCACCCAGGTAATCGGAGAGGCAAGCATTGCCGCATTCAGCAATCGCCAGGCTACAAGCAAGCCACCAAGCGTCTGAATAAGCTTTTGTGTGTCGCTATCCAGCCCGATCCACCAGGCCCGGATATCACTGGCGGCCTGAATAAGGCGGTAAATTACCCTGCCTACCATCTCACCAGCCCAGAGAATTCCTTTCACGGTACCGGTTATTGCGCCTTCAATTTTCGGGAAGTTTTCCAGAATTTGTCGACGCAGCCTGTCCAGAGAGCCAGCAAGGCCATCAGCGAGGCTGGAGCCTATTTTATCCCGCGCCATGCCTGCCATCAGCCCAAAGGAGCGCAGCGAGGTCATGAATTTATTAGAGCTGACGGCGGCCACATCGGCGTTATAGCCGATCGCCTTCGCCATCGCGGTGTATTCGCCACTAAACTGGCCGATACCGCGACGCATTGCCATCAGGGTGTTTTCATCCAGACCCAGCATTTGAGCGTACTGGTTCGCGCGGTAATACGGCATGCTGCTAAGACGCTGGCCGACGCCGGTAAAGATCGTCGCCATGTCCCGCATATTGCCGCTGGCATCACGCGTTTGAACCCCCAGCCGGTTCAGGAAACCTTCCGCGCCTGGGTTATTGCGGATAAACCGTGCCAGATTCTCAAGCGATCCACGCGCTGAGTCGGCGCTGCCGCCTACCTGGCTAACTGCATACCCGATTTGCTTGATGCCCTCTACCGTCGCTCCGGTGCGCTGAGAGGCCCAATAGAGGTTGTCGAGGCTGCTGGCTATTTTGGCGGTGAACGCGACAACAGAAAGCGCTGCCGCTTCGACCTTGACGCCTAGCTCAATCGCTTTCAGCGTCGTACCCGCCACTACAGCATCGAACTTTTTAGCACCGGCCTCATCAACGTTAAACCCAAGCGAGATCAGAAAGTCCTTGAGCGTTTCAGCGTTCATTGTCCTCTCTCCATTTCGCTATGCGGTATTCGTTATCGGCTTTTAGGTCCAGCCAGTCATTCATGCGGGCAACATCGGCCAGGTCGACCGAGCCGTCTTTAAGTGCGGTGTAAGTGATGTATCCGGCATCAACCGGGCGCATCAGGAAGCTTTCGCCTTCAGGAAGAGTTTCCAGCGTCAGGCCACTGGCGGGGTGGACGTCTCGCTGGCGGGGAGTTCTTTCAAAAAATTTCCCAGACTATCGGCGACCACCCGCGCCACCAGCTGCAGCATGGTAAACAGGTCCGTATCGTCGAACATCAGTACGCCCTGATCGAACACCTTCGTCCAGCCCTTTTCGTGCTGGCGGGAAACGACACTCAGGCACGGATAAATCACCGCGTTAACGTCCTCATCCGGCAGCGCGGCCAGCGTATCGGCAATTTTCGGCAGTACGCTTTCCAGCACTGCACCAGAGTTACCCGCAGCGGCCTGCGCTTTCAGCGTGGAAAATTCACTAACGAGCCCGGCCAGCACCGGCAGCAGCTTACGGCTGACCTTCAGTTGCTGGAATACGTCAAGTTTGGCGGTTCGGTAATTAACCCCTTTGATTTCAAATTCCATCTGTTAAAACTCCCCCAGCAGTTGGTCAATCTTGCCGCAGTCAAAAACCCACGACACTGTGTTACCAACCTTTGCGTTGGCGTGATCCGGCTGTTTCTGGAAGGCGCAGGAACGCGCTGTCGAGATGTCGCCAGAGACTTTGTTTCGCACTACGATGACGTTGTTACCCCAGGTGGCTGAAGACTGGCTCTGTGCGTTGTACATCAGAGACAGTTTTTTGTTGACCGGGGAGGTCTTAAGCAGCGTTACCGTGATGGTGCCGCTCTTACCGGCGTGAAGGCTGTGCATCACTTCCCCGTCGGCGCCTACGGTCATGGTGTTTTTTGCCTCTGCCATGACTACGGTGATCCCCTCTTCGGAGTTCGCCGAGCCGTAACCCAGATCGATACTGCCGGTCGGGCCCGTCAGGGATGCAGAGACGTCAATAAAAGAGTAAGTAGACATTTAGTTCCCCTTAACGGACTGTTGTGGTCAAATTTAAATGGACACTTTGATCGGGTGTTTTCCCCCCGACAAGGAACATGAAGAGATGACCGACAAGACAACCGACACAACCAAGAATCGCCGAACCTTTGATCCAGCGTTCAAGTTACAGGTGG